TATTGAAGAATATGAATTTGGTTAAAATAAAAAAGGTAGAAATTGATAAGGGTGTGTTAAAATTTAAGAATTGTGAGAAGACTGGAAAGGATTTAAAAAAGAGTATTTAAGAATTACGGGATGAATTGGAAAAATTGTAAAAAAAAAAATGTAATATTATGGTATGGTATTTTTAGCGGAATATATTTGGATTGGAGGGAATAATGAATTGCGCAGTAAGTGTAGGGTTATGAGTGAATGCGGCAAGGATTCTGTTTCTTTTTATCCGGACTGGAATTATGATGGTAGTTCGACGGGTCAAGCAATTGGAAGTGATAGTGAGGTTATTATGAAGCCGAGGGCAGTTTTTAAATGTCCATTTCGCGGAGGTGATAATCGGATGGTATTATGTGATACATATTTACCGAATGGTGAAGCCCATATTACGAATCATCGTGCAGGAGCAGTTGAGATATTTGATAAGAAGGTTGAAGAGGAGCCGTGGTTTGGATTGGAACAGGAATATTTTTTAGTGGATTTGAAGACTGGTAAGCCATTGGGATTTGATGGAGATAAGATTCCTAAGCAGGGGCAGTACTATTGTGGGGTGGGTGGTGGAAATGCGATTGGTCGGGATGTTGTGGAGGATCATTTACAGAAGTGTTTGTATGCGGGCTTGAAGGTTAGTGGGATAAATGCGGAGGTTGCGCCCGGGCAGTGGGAGTTTCAGATTGGACCTTCTTTGGGTATTGAAGCGGGGGATCATTTGTGGGTTGCGCGTTATATATTGAACAGAGTCTGCGAAAAGTATGGGGTTCGAGTTGATTTAACACCGAAGTTGGTAAAAGGTGATATTAATGGAAGTGGATGTCATGCGAATTTTAGCACGAAGGGAATGCGAGAGGGAACAGATGAAAAGACAGGATTGGAATTAATTGATGATGCGATTATGAAATTGAGCAAGAAGCATATTGAACATATGATTGTTTATGGGGAGGGAAACAAGGAACGGATGACTGGACATCATGAAACTGCGAGTTATGATGAATTTAGTTTTGGAAGAGCCAACAGAGGGAGGAGCGTTCGAATAGGGAATGATACGATTAATAATAATCGTGGATACTTCGAGGATAGAAGACCAGCTAGTAACTGCAATCCGTATTTGGTAACTGCGATGATCTTTCAGACATGTTGCTTATAAAAAACTTTTTTTTACAAAAAAAAGTTTTTGATTAAACTTTTTTTTGTAAAAAAAAGTTTAGCTTAAAATTAATCTACTATATATTATAAATATGGACTACGATATATTTAAAAAATTAGGAAACAATAAAATCCGAATAGAATTCGGAGACAATTTACCGAAGGAATTATTCGAGAAGATAGTTGAAAGATGCATCTATTCCACGGAAAATGGTGGTATGAGCTTTAAATATGAGATGAAGACATATTTGAAGGAATACGTAGATGATTTTGATTATGGATATGTTGATGGGAAGGATGAAGTTAAGCGTTATTGGCAATTTGGAACTTCTGAGATGAAACATATTCGGGAAACAGTTGTTCAGGAGAATGAGATTGAGAAGTATGGGATGAAAGTTGTTGTATTTCACGATAATGAAATAAAGAGACGCGATAGTGAGAAGAAAACTTACCAATATGTAAATAAATACGAGATATTAGATGATATGTTCGGATTTTATTTGGATTTAATTGAGGAGCGCAAGATAGAAAGTCATCTTTCATTTCGTGAGAGTGGTTGTATGAGCGTATCCTGTAAATATAGTGTTCAGTTGCGCTTTGATAAGAAGATCGATGATAGTATTAAAGTGGGCGTGGAGACAATTGAATTTCAGAACTATTTCAGTAAATTTTTGCGGTGGTTATTTGAAGAAATCCAGCAGACTAATTTTATTATATCGACTGATGAGAAGAATAATTTATTGAAGTCATTTCGTCGATTTATTAAGGAGGGCTTTTATGTGGAACCGGTTGATGTATTAAGGCGTAATTTTTTTAAGAAGGATGGAATACCATATGTTCGAGAGAATTATGGGGTTTCTTATTATCCGGAGGGAGAGATTTGTTATTTGTTTATCACTGAAAATTTCAGTAAGAATGTAGACGGGAAAATTTTCATTGTTATGAATGATCGTATTATAAATACAGGTCGGGAGGTGAGCGGGTATGAGAATAGTATTTGCGAGGGTTATTATAACGCACAAAAGAATACATTTGTTATGACGGATATTTTGTATTATCGGGGGGCCGATGTAAGGAAGACGAAGTTCTTCGTTATGGGAGCGGGTACTAAGGAGAAAATGCGTCATGAATACATGTATCAATTCTTTCGGGAGTGTATTCAGAAATCGACATATATTGTTTCTGATTTGAGAGAAGAATCTACTAAAATTTACGTAGGTAAGTATTTATTTGGGAGTGGGTCTTTATTTGAGGATAATATAAATGAGTTGTTTGAGAAAATGTCATTTCAAGAGTATCCAGTTGCAGGTATAATATTTCGCCCGATGGCAGATTTTTATCCAGAGAGGAGTGGATATTGGTATGAGTGTATGAGATGGCGCTATATGTCGGCGAGGACCGTCGATTTTTTGGTGAGTTATGTTCGCGAAGGGAAGAATGACAAGGTGAGCCCTTTTCAATTACCAAGCAAGGATGACCAGTTCGGCCGGATTATTTATTATAAGACGTTGAAATTGATGATTGTGGGAGCAAGTGGAAAGGTTGTTGATTTTAATCCACGTGGTGGTAATCAGATGACGAATATTGCGAACGTTCCTTTACATGAAAGTGGTAGAGTCATTGTTAGTAGAGGAGACGAGATTGAGAACGGGGTGGTCGTTTCATTTTTATATCAGAGGATTTATGGAGAGTATACGAACTTATTTCGTTGGACGCCAGTCTCTATAAATTATTCGAAGACAGCTCTATTTCATCGAAAGATTGATTTTGGATTAAATGAATCTTACGGAAATCATATATGGAACGTGCTGAATAATCCTATTACGGAGACGAACTTGAAGGAGGGATCCGTTCCGGAAGAGGATTTGAGTTCATTTTATTACATTGAGAATTCGAACAGAATTAAGAAGTATCCGTTCCAGATTTTTCACAATCGGATAATTAAGGACAGGCTCATCAGTGGCGTATGTCCAGCTATTTTGGGAGGGAAGGATGAAATGACTGGTTCATTACTTGATTTGGCTTGTGGAAATGGGGGCGACACTTCAAAATGGAGGCTCGGGAAGTTGAAGACAGTAGTGGGTATTGATATTTCGAAGGATAATATTGATAGCGCAATTGAGCTGTATAAGAGGGTTCCTAAGCCGAGGCCAGATACAACATATATTTGGGGTGATTGTGGGAAGCTGATTTTTCCGAGTTTTGATTGTGCAATGGATACATACGGGCGCGTAAAAATGGAGAAGACTTTTCTATCGAAAAATCAGTATGATATCGTTAGTTTACAGTATGCGGTCCATTATTTTTTTGAGGATGAAATTCTGTTGCGGTCTGTTTTACAAAATGTTAGCGATAATTTGAAGGTGGGTGGATATTTTATTGGGACGAGCTTGGATGGTGGGAGGGTGTATAAGATGTTAGAGAAAGATGAGATAAAGGATGGTAAAATTGGGGATGACTTATTATGGAAGATTACGAAGGAGTATGATATTAAGAAGTGGGATACTAAGAAGCCGAATATGGGTCATCAGATTGAGGTTTTTGTTAGCACTATTGGAATATCACATAAGGAGTATTTAGTGAATTATGAATTTTTGAAGACACTTTGTGGGGAGTATGGGATGGAAATGGTAGAAATTCGGGGGTTTGAGGAGAGTTATTTAGAAGCTTTGGATGCGGGGACGGAGTTTGAGAATGATTTACGGGCGATGAGCGCGGTTGAGAAGGAGTTCAGTTTCTTACATAATCAGTTCAAATTTATTAAAAAGAGAGACGCAGATGATTCAACTTATAAAAAATTGATGACGATGATACAGAAGAAAGTTAAGAAAGATGGGAAGATGATTAATTTAGAAAATAAGAAGTTTACAATTAAAATTAGAAAGGGATGAAAATTGTGAATAAATTAAAATATTTGTAGATATTATAAGATGAATCGTAGATATGGAAATGAAAAGAATGGGAACGCAAATAATGAAAAGAATATACCGAGACCAAAAAATAATCCAAATAATGAGGAAGATAATGAACTTATGGAAGAAGAATCTGTTTTAAATAATAATGAAAAAAAAGGTAAGCAATCGTTGAATATAAGAGAAAGTTCAAGCGCAAATGATAATAAAATAAATGATATTATTCTTGCTTTATTTCAGATTCAGGAGACATTACGTGTATCGCACTTTTTATCAGAAAAGAAATCTGACCACGAAACACTTGATAAGTTCTTGAAGAAATTCAATAAAAAGATGGATAAATTTATTGAAGTGTGGATGGGAAAACATGAAAAGTTTGATTTGGGTAAAAATAGTCAGATTAATATTTATCAAATAACGAAGTATGAATTATTTGATTATTTGGACATTGTTTTAAAATTTTTGACTGGAGATAGTATGAATAATAGTGTTTATAAGTTGAGTAAATACCCACTAAAAAATATTATGAACAATAAGAAGAATGTTGATTTGATGAGTATTCGGGATGATATTGTTAAAAATATTAATCGGATGAAATATCGTTTACGATTAAAATAGAATAATTTATAATTCACCGCTTGCGCGGGAAAATGATTAAAACAAACACCTGTTTGTTTCAATCAACCTCTTCCATATCTTCCATTGCTGGATTTGGTATCTTGTTTTGCTTGTACCATTCGACAATGTCATCATCAAACTCGATTTGAGCTGCCTGAACGTATTTCGAAAAGGTCTCATTGGACATCAAATCTTTGTCTAGGTCGTAGATTTCGATGTAAGAATCGATTGTTGAAGTTGAAGTGAATCCAAGATCAAGAACACCAGATGTGAATGACTCGATTAAAGCCAACAAATCACACTTGAAGCTTTCATCATTGTTGACATTGAAGTTTTCGACTCCAATCGCTTGAAAGAATACCTCTCTGAAAAATTCAGGGAATCTCTGTTTCAGAGAATGAAACGAACGAGACCACGTCTTTGAATCACTTTTCAGAAGATTACGCATCGCATCTGCCAACAGCTCAAAGTTGATGACTGTTAATGGGACTGAACCCAGCTGAACCTGTAAGTCAGCATCTAGCGAGTCAAAATACACACTTGAACGTTCGAGCGGTGCTTCAATTTGTTCTTTGTGTTCAACAAGGGGGGTGTCAAAGAACAGAGCAGAATACAATGATTCATTCTGACTACGTTCACCATTTCCCTCCCTTTCGGAAATGAGCTGAGCTCGCATAGCTTTGAATTCCTTATACAGGCAAGAGTTCACCTTGATTGATTCACGAGACGGGAAAACATACTCTCTGATCATCTCAGAAAGAACGGTTAAGAAGTCTGTCGTCAACAATGATTTTTTCAGTGAGACAACGAAGTCAATGCATTGAGAAACATCGAAATTCTGGTCCTTGCAGTGTTCCACCTGCGATGCTTGAAGAAAACCAAGGTAGTGAAGGATATTCCGAGTAATCTCAATCTGAAGTTGATTCTTGAGATCAAATCTAGTTCCTTTAACTTCGGCCTCTGTCAGTTTAACATCCAATTGAAACTCGATTCGCGTAGTCTCCCATTCTTTGATCAACTTGAAAAAACGTGTGATCGTGAATGATGCGAGAGAAGGACTGAGTAGACTCAACATGTAGTCCTCATCGAAAGAAGACTCTGCCGTTCCCGCAGGAGAACACGTCGCCTTTTTAGGAACTTTACTGTCAGACTTTAAGTCGACGCCAAACAATTTAAAGAGTTCGGACCTCGATGAAGATAAACATGAAACAAGACAAGCCCCGAGTGAATCAATCACTGAACCTGAACTTGATTCAGTTCGTAATCTATCATCCTGAACATGCACGACGATCATGGCGTTCTTCAAATCAGAACTTAATTTGTCAAGGTCGAAATCTTTTGTCTTCGAGATTGGGTTTGGTGACCTGCTATCAGCTTCTTGGACAAATCTCAACAACATCGGGTCGATTTTCTCACCTTCTTCCGATTTTTGAGTGAGACAATTCACCGCTCCCGAAAAAGTGAACGTGTTGTTCACACTGCCGAACATTATCGCCAATGACGTGGAGTCCATTTCGTATTGTCTCGCGGTTTTGAAGCCGGGACATTTCATCGCACTCTGCAGCTTTGTGTAC